AAGAGGCGCAGCACTAACAGACATTGACACAGTTTTGTGTTTTGAGTCTTTCGGACAAATTCAAAAAGTAGCCTTTCAGAGACTCACAAAGGATAATGGGGAAAAAAACAAATTCACAACTACAACAGCAATAACGGCTTTGGCCTCATGGACCGCTTTATTAGCCGCTGCAGATTCAACGAAAATTGTTGTATCTCCTTATATTCAAGCTCCAACAAATGAACCAGGAGCAGCAAGAACTTTTGGAGGTGGAAATGAAACATTGGGTGGAATTGAAGAAATTATAGGCCGTGAACCTACACCATTTACAGGAGTTTTGAGAAAAATTCCTCAATCAATAATTAAGCAACTTAAAGCTCTACAATGTGAGGCTACAGGTGACGGATTGGGGATTTACTTGTTTGATGAGAATGGAGCGATAGAAGCTATTGCAGATGAAGCAACGCCAGGAACCTATTACCCTATTCCTATCAGAGCTTTATTTATTGGTGATAAAGGTCACGGAGGATTAGAGGCTCCAGATAGTAACGCGATCCAATGGTCATTCCTTCCAAATTATTCGGATGATCTTAAAATCGTAACTCCGGCATTTAATCCGTTAACTGATTTAAAAATCGTAACTCCTTAAATTATGGAAGCAAAAAAACAGATGGTCGTATTAGTGGCCAACGGGCAAGAGAGGGAGTTTGAAGTTAGTCACGCTGAACGGTTGTTGAAAATGGCAAACAACGGAGGTTGGAAGCTTCCAGAAGATTCACAATTTAAATATACAGATTATGGCATTGGAATTAAAGATGATAAAAGAGGAGTTGAAGGCTCCGAAAAGAAAAGCAACGATAAATCGAGCAATTCAACATCAAGAAAGGATTAGATTTCATGCTCAGGTTAATGTAGCAACTTTTCACTCTCAACCATTGACTGATTTTATTCAATGGGTTGGCACTTTAATTCCAAAGGATAAATTAAAAATATTTAAAAGTCTTTTCCGTTTTCCTGTAAAGACTAATCAAATTACAGGAATTTGTTTTGATAAATTAAGCCGGGTCTTCGATGGAAGGAACCCGGCATTTAATTATCAATTCTTAAATTCGGAACAAAGAGATGATTGGGAATACTACCGACAAAATGTTTTAAAAGAGCCTACAGTTTGGCAAACAAAAGGGTGGGAATATTTCAAGACTGAAATAAATAGTGTTTTAGTTATTGACATGCCAACAGATCCAGATCCATTGGATAAATATCCACAGCCTTATTTTTATTGGCTAACGATTGACAATGTGATTTCTTATAAAGCGGATGCTACATCAGGAGTAATGGATTTTATAATTTTCAAGCAAGGAAAGAATAAGATTGCGGTATTTGATAAAGAAGACTTTCAAGTTTTCGCCTATGATGATGCTAAAAAAGAAATTGGAGAATTGTTAATTGATAATCCTCATGATTTGGGATATTGTCCCGCCAGGTTCTTTTGGGATGAGCCTTTAAAGCTTTCTGATCCTGATGTGAAATCAAGTCCAATAACGAAAGAATTAGAATCTTTAGATTGGTTTTTGTTCTTTCATATATCAAAAAGACATTTGGATCTTTATGCGCCTTATCCGATTTATTCAGGCTATGAGCAGGATTGCGGATACACCTCTGATAAAGGCGAAACATGTGATGGAGGTTATGTTGTGAGCAGTACAGGAGTTTTTAATGTTGGATTAGATGGAGCCTTACAAGGATGCCCAAAATGCGGAGATAAGAGGATTGCGGGAGTTGGATCATTTGTTGAGGTTCCTATCCCATCGCCAGATGGCAATGGGGATTATTCTCCAGATTTAAGAAATCCAGTTCAGATACTAACTATTGATGCGAAATCTTTACAGTATAATGTAGATGAAGTTGCTAGACTCAAAAATGAAATTATAACCTCTACAGTTGGTGTTGATAATGACAACATGAGCTCTGAGGCGATGAATGAAAAGCAAGTATCGGGTAATTTCGAAAGTCAATCTACTATTTTGAATCGGGTCAAGAAAGGATTTGAAAGTGCTCAACAATTCGTTGATGAAACTATCTGTAAATTGAGATATGGAAAATCATTTGTTTCAGCGAAAATAAATCTAGGAACTGAATTCTATATTGAAGATCCTATGGCTTTACGTGATAGATATTCATTAGCAAAAGAAAGTGGAGCGTCTGAAAGTGAATTGGATTCAATGCAACGTCAGATCATGGATACAGAGTACCGCCATAATCCAACTGAATTACAAAGGATGCTAATATTATCTGAATTGGAGCCATATCGACATTTAACGCGTCAGGAGATAATTGATTTAAATACTAAAGGTATCATAACGAATGATGAATTGTACATTAAATTGAATTTTGTAAATTTGGTTCGAAGATTTGAGAGAGAAAACACTAATATTCTGGAATTTGGCACTCAAATAAATTATGACAAAAAAATAAATATCATTAATCAAAAATTAAAAGATTATGCTAGTGAAAACAAAGGAGGGGGAATTGAAGGACGTACAGATCCTAAAACCCAACAGTAATGAGTACGCAATAACTCCGGAAAGCTTCATTGTTCCAAAGGGTGAGGAAGGACATTATCATGTTATTATTGAGGTTCTTCAATTTAATCCTGCAGATGGATCAAGAGTAAGTAGACCAAGGATTCAGACTTTCGGGCCAAAATGGTTTGAATCAATGGAGGGGAAAGAGAATTTAGAACGTCAAGGCTATAAGCTTATTATTTTACATGATCCTAAAGTATGGATTTCTGAAAATGCTAAATTAGCAAATGAGCAAAAAGCAGAAAAAGCAAAAGCAGCTTTAGAGGCAAAAGAAAAAGCCGACCAAGAGAAAGCGGAAAAAGAAAAATCGGAAAGAGATGCTGATATTGCATCAGCAGTTAGAGCAGCTTTAGAGGCATACGGAATTAAACCGGGTGCAATCAATCCAACAAAAACTGTAGAAACTAAAACTGAAAAACAAGAAGTTAAAACAGAAACAAAAGCTGCGCCTGATGCAGATAAAAAATAATAATTAATTAAATTCAAAGGGTTAGAATTATGGCACTTACAAATGAACTTTTAAAAGCTAATACAGCGCTTGCAGGATTGACAGATGAGCAAATCACAGCAATCACAACACTATCTAAAAATGACGAGGATGGGGTAATCGGAACCAGAATCGGGCAGGTTTATCGTGAAATGGATGATAAGATTTCTTCTATTACCGGAGTTGCAAGAAATGGAGATGAGAAAACCTATTTATACTTAGAACGTGCTACAGCATCATTTAAGGAAAAAGCGGATAAGGTTGCAGATTTTGAAAAGCAGGTAGGGGATCTTACAGCGACAAAAGAAAGATTAGAGAAAACTATTTCAGAAGGAACTCAGGATAAAGAAACTAAAAATAAATTGGATCAAGCCAATGCAGATTTAGCCTCAATCACTAATCAATACAACACACTAAAAACGGAATTTGATACATCTAACCAAACTCATGAAAATGAATTGTTTTCCGTTAAAGTTCAAAATGATTTATCATCTGCGACTAATGGTATTGCATTTAAAAAAGAATTTCCCGAAAGTGTAACAAAGGTTATGATGGATCAAGCAATGAATAAAATCAAAGCGCTTAATCCTGATTACATTGATAATGGTCAAGGTGGAAAACAATTAGTATTCAAAGATTCTACAGGGGCGCCAATGAGGAACCCAGATAATTCATTGCATCCATATACGGCCGCTGAATTAGTAAAAAAAGAATTAGCCTCATTTGGTGTTTTAGATGATGGAGCGCCTAGAGGTGGGGGTGGTACTAATCCTCTTACAGGTGGTGGAGCCGGTGGAGCATTAGTTGTTTCAGGAGCTAAAACCAGATTAGAGGCAAATACTATTATCCATCAAAGTTTGACCGCTAAAGGGCTTACATTAGGTTCAGATCAGTATAAATTAGAAATGAATGCTGCATGGACCGATAATAATATAATCGCTCTTCCAGAGCAATAAAAAGTTACATAGCGAGATATAATAAAATCTCGCTATTTTTACAAAATAATCAAGGCAAAGGGTAAGCCTATAATTTTAATATAAAACAAATAATAAAAAAATGAGTTTAATTGCTACAAGAGTCCAGGCTTTACGAATTGAAAACCCTGACTTTGATAAAAACATGACAAGACCTCAAGAATATGGGGCACTAGATTTCTTCCTTGATCAAACTTATGCTTCAAGTAGTATTATTACTCCGGAAATGAGGGAAGCGTCTTTAAATTCAATGGGTAAGACTTTGCAAATGCCTGTTATTAATTACGATGCAGGTGTTCAGGTATCAAATACAAGAACTTGTGTTATCGCTGATAACGAAAATACATCTGCTTTGGTTACTGTTGTTTATGCAACTTATCAGGTTGGATTCACTATGGTTCCTTCAATGTACTCTAACAACAACATTTCGTATAACCATGACTGGACGCGTAAAATTGAAAAAGTTACAAGAGCTTTAGCAGATGCCTTGGACAAAGGAGCAGTTGCTGCTTTAGAAGCAAATAAGACTCAAGTCTTTAAGGATCTTTTATATTACACGAAAACAGGAAATGTTATCGATGTGTCTTTTGACATGAGAACAGAAATTCTAGGCGACTTAAATCCAATGATGAGAGCTAATGCATACCCTGCAGTACTTCACTTAATTGGAAATGCAGGCATTGATTCTATGATCAGAAAATTAGGACAGCATGCTGAATTCAACGACGTGAATAAGCGTCTTGAATACTCTGATAAAATCATGCACTACACTAACAACGTTACAAACGAAGTTGGAGATTTTGCAACTGCATTCGCTGTTGAGGATGGAAATGTTGCAATTTTAACAAGAGTTGACAGAGAGGCGGCTAGAGGAGCAGGACCTGTTCAGGGTCATGAATGGGGAATGGTAACGCTTCCATTTATTAACATTCCTGTAGGGTCTCATTATTACAATGCTGTTGGAGATTGGTCAGCGATTGCCGGGGAATCAACTGCAGATCTTACTTGTGCTGTTAAGGAATATTACGGATTTAGTATTGATGTTGCTTTTGTAGTAGCATACAATAGCGATCCAACTACTATTGCAAACCCTATTATTAAGATTGCAATTGATAGTGCTACTAATCCAAATATTGCTGCAAGGCCGGTTAGAATTGTAAATACGGAGGATAATCCAATTTATACATCTGAGGTTACGCCATAACAATTAAGATAATCTATAACAAAAAGGGATGGGGACTGTTTTCCCATCCCTTTTTTTAATTTAAAATTATGTACAGATTAAAAGAAATACAAGATAAATTGCTTCATGTTGTTGGATGGGAGCAAAGCATTGATCCATCAAAGGAGATAAATGTTGATTTGACGGAAACTGAAAGTGGATTATATTTCCAAGGGGCTCACGCATTAATGACATTGAATAATATTGAATCAATAATGCCTGAGGAGTGGGGTCTTCAATATCCTCTTTGGTTAATGACTAAAAGTTATTTTAAAGGTGATAAGGTTCGAAATTTTAATGTAGTATATATTGCGAAAAATAACAATATTGGATCGGAACCTAATCAAAATAGTACGGATTGGAGTATTTATAATACGCTTTCTGATTATTTAGAACGTGAAACTAGAAAAGCGATTTCTTCAACAATTCAGAATTTCATTCAAATAAAGCAGCTAAATGAAGAAACTAAGAACTTAATGCAACGTTCTACTTTATTTGACAATTCAGGAAGGATAAATAATACCACAACTAACAGCGGCCGGTTGGTTGGTTTTGAAATAAACAATGCTAGATCAATGGGAGTTACTTCGCAAATTGAAAAAATAGGTTTACAGATGAAAGGCGGCACAGGAGGAATGGTTAGGATTTATTTATTTCATTCATCAAAAGTAGAGCCTATTAAAAGTATTGATATTGAAGTTTTAAATCCAAATGGCAGCTTTCAATGGTATAAAGCAGAGGATTTTTATTTGCCTTTTATTTCTGATTTTACAAATTCCGGGGGTAGTTGGTTTGTATGTTATAACCAAGATGATCTGCCAGATGGAATGCAGGCAATAAATGTTTCTAAGGATTGGAGTTCTGAGCCATGTGGCGGGTGTAATGCCGGAGATATTCATAAATGGAATGAAATCACCAAATTTGTACAGATTTCTCCATTCATGATAAATGCTCAAACTACATTTAAAGAATTTCCTGAGATGTGGGATATTAGCCAAATGATTTACACTAATACTCAAAACTATGGACTTAATATCGAAATGACTGTAGGGTGCGATTTAACGGACTTTATTATTTCTCAAAGGTCATTGTTTCAAACAGCGATACAAAAGCAAGTAGCCACTACTCTATTGCGAATTATGGCAATGAATCCAGATGTTAGAGTGAATAGGAATCAATCCAATGTATCACAGATGCAAATTCTTTATGAGTTGGACGGTGATTCACAAGGAACTCATCCAAAAGGATTGGGGCATGAGTTGAAGCGTGCTTATGAAGCTTTAAATATTGATACACGTGGAATTGATAAGTTTTGTTTGAAATGTAAATCAAATGGTGTAAAATACAGAACTGTTTAAAAAAATAAATCATGGGCTTAGGATCGATAGTATTAAAATTAAAAGCCGTTAAAAAATTTAAAAAAGAGCTTGATAAAGGCAAAATTTACGCGGCTGCAATAAGAAAAAAAAAGAAGGTTGTTTTAGATTGGAACCGTGAAGACCAATTGTTTAAAGATGGCATCAACAATGATGGAACTAAGATACAAGAGTATAGGCCCGCCACTGTAGCTTTTAAAGAAGAGAAGGGACAACCGACAAATAGGGTTACATTAAGAGATACGGGAAGTTTTCACAAATCTTTTTATCTTATTTTTCAACCAGAATCATTTTCTATTTATGCAAAAGATCCTAAAACACCCGAAATAACTAAAGCGTATAGAAGAGGTTTTGGAGGTAGAGGTGCAAAGATTTTTGGACTAACATCCGAGAATAAAAAAAAACTATTAAATGAAATTATAATGCCCGCATTAACTGAAAAAATAAAAGAATTATGAATGAAGCAATTAAACCACTTAATCCAAAATTAGTTGATAAAACTATTGGGGATATTCAAGACGGATTAATATCGGGTTTACCGTGGTTAAATAAAGCTTTTGGACAAGCTGAAAGATTAGTAAAAAATATTGATGGAGAAAAAGTATTTACTCCTAATGTTTATTTATCTGGGAATGATTATTTTTTAATATTACCCGATTCTAAAATAGGTAATCATTGCTTTTTTTATATTGATGATCCTCAGGAGTTAGATAGTGAAGCTTTGCCCGAAACTACAGGAAATATTACGGTTGATTTTTCATTAATATTTTGGTTTGACATGAGGACTATTTATAATGATCCAAATGTTAGAAATAAAGAAGATGTTAAATCTCAGATATTAAAAATTCTTAATGGGGGTTTTCATTTGAAATCAGGAAGAATTAGGCTTTATAAGATATATGAAAAAGCAGAAAATATTTATGATGATTTCTCTTTAGATGAAATTGATAATCAATTTTTAATGCATCCATTTGCCGGATTCAAATTCACAGGAGAAATGATAGTTTTTGAAAATTGCTAAATAAAATAATTATGATACAGCAGTTTTTGGCTTATGCAATATTAGCATCATTGTTGGCCTCTTTTATTATTCTACTATTAAAGAAGTTTAAAGTAGTAGATTATATTCAAATACATGGATCTAAAATCATATCTGATTTATTCAGTTGTGATTTTTGTTTATCATGGTGGTGTAGCATTTTAGTATGTGGTGTTTTTTCAATTACATTTGGAAATTATCAATACATGTTTATACCATTTTTTTCAACCCCAATAACACGTTTAATAATATGAAAAATATAAAAATAGGAAAGTATGATGTTGAGCTATATGATTCAATAGAAGATTTGCCAATGATCAGATTTCACAAGTACAATAAGATGATGCTTATTGATGGAGGCATAGGATCTGATTTAAGTGATTTTGATGGCCATATAGAAAAAGCAATTGCTTATAATAAAAGCAAAACCCCCGAATTGGCAAATATAGAATTGGAGAATTTGAGGCAAAATATTTATTTTATTCAATCTGAATTAAGTCCTAAATATTTGGCTTTTGCTGTTTTAATAAAAACAATTGATGGAGTTGAAAAAAATGATTTATCTCCGGAAGGCCTTCAAAAAGTATTAGATTTTTTTGCAGAAATTCCTCATAGTGAAATAACCGCCCATAGTGAAGCGGTCAAAAAAAAAATAGACGAGGAGCTTCAATTGTATTATCCACAACTATTTGATGATTCTAGCGTAAAGGAGTATTATGATGAATTAAGAAAAAGAACTTCTTTGGTTTTGGATTCGATTATTAACGGAGAATCATTTGAAAAAGAAAATGAGATAGAAAAAATAACTATTTCATTAATCACGTATAATAAGCCAACTATATTCTCAGGTTCTAAAAATGCGGAAATAGAATATAATAAAAGCTTTGAAAATATGTGCTTATTGATTTCTCAGAATTTACATTTAGATCCTAAGAAATTCACAGTTTTAGAGTTTTATAGTTCTTTTGAACGTGTAAAGGAGATATTAAAACCAAATAAAAAAAATTAAAATGGCGGAAAATTCGAATAATAACTCAATATCTTATAGTGATTTAGTAAAGCCAGATAATTCAATAGAGCAGCTAGTTACTCAATTGGAAGAATTAAGAAAGACTTATACCAAAGCACTAAGAGACATAAAGCAGGAGGCGATACAATTGTCTGCTCAATTACGTACGGTGTCCGGAGCTACTCAGCAAGGACAAAGGGTTGTTAGAACCGCTTCTGTAGAGACAGATAGATTATCAAGAGCTCAAAGAAACCTATCTGATTCTCAAGGTGTAACAGCTACAAGAATTGCAGAATTAAGAAGAGCTCAAACTGAGGCTAATCAAATAAATAGACTAACTGCAAGGTTGAATCAGGCAGCCGAGGGGTCATATAATAGATTAAGCGCTCAATATTCTTTAAATAGAATACGCCTTAATAGTTTATCTAGAACCGAAAGAGACGCAACAGAAGAGGGGAGAGCGCTTACTGAGCAAACCAGATTGTTAAGAGTGGAAATGCATAGGTTACAATCTGCAACAGGAAATACTTCTCTAAACGTAGGTAATTATCCCCAACAAATAGGAAATCTAGTTGGGTTAAATAATGAATTTGGACAATCTTTAATAGGATTATCCCAAGCAGAAGGAGGTATATCTGGATTTTTTAGAAATTTAGGAACTAATGTTGTTGCATTTGGTAGGACTTTATTAGGGTTACTGACTAATCCTGTCTTTTTAGCTATAGCCGGGATTGCTGCAGCTGGAACCGCTTTTAAATTTTGGTATGATTACAATGTCGGATTAATTGAAGCTACCAAATTAACTAAGCAGTTTACTAATCTTTCAGGAAATGATTTAAAAGCTTTAAGAGCAGAGATACAAGCTACAGCAGATTTATATGATTCTGATTATAAAGAGGTCTTAATATCCTCCAATGCATTAGCAAAGCAATTTGGAATATCTCAACAGGAAGCTATAAAATTGGTCCAAGAGGGATTTATTGCGGGCGGCAATGCTAATGGTGAATTTCTTGAAACTATAAAAGAGTATCCTGCTTATTTTAAAGAAGCTGGACTTTCTGCCAGTCAATTCATTGCTATTACGGCCCAGGCGGCTAAATCTGGAATTTATTCAGATAAAGCAGTTGATACAATCAAGGAAGGTAATATTAGAATCCGTGAAATGACAAAATCAACGGCTGATGCGTTGACGGGAATAGGTATAAATTACAAGACTTTACAAACAGATTTACAAAGTGGCGCTATAACTACTTTTGATGCTTTGCAAATGGTGTCTACTAAACTGGGAGAGTTGCCAGAAAGTTCCGCTGTTGTTGGAACTGCGATTGCTGATATTTTTGGAGGTCCTGGAGAGGATGCAGGACTAGCATATATCAAAACTCTTAAAGACATTGATACTGATTTAAGTAATGTTACAGCCGCATCCGGTGAATTAGGTCAGGTACAAAGAGAATTACTAGAAAGTAATGTTGAATTGTCAAATGTTACTGCTGCTTTATTTGATACAACAGGCGGCTTTTTTGAAACGATAATAACTAAAGGTAAAATTTTTGCAAATAATGTTCTTATTGCTATCGTTAAAGGATTGATAAATGTAGCAAATTGGGGTATTCAAGTATATAATGGAATATTAGCTATTAGGGTTGGAGTTCAAGGTATTATTACAGCGTTTAAATTATTATGGGAAACTGTAAAATTAGTTTTTAATTTTATATTCATTATTGCAAAAGCTGCAGGCGATGCTTTGGCGGCTTTATTTACACTTGATTTAGAAAGTTTTAATGCTTCAATGGTTAAGTTTATACGAAGTCAAGAAAAAGCAGCCAAAGATTATGCTAATTCTACAGTTAAAATTTTGAAAAAAGGAGTTATAGATATTAATAAAAAATTAGATCCAATTGTTATCCCTGTTTTAAACGGTGGAGATGCTACTGCTCCAACAGCACCAAAGGGGGGAAAGGCCCCTATTGTTAATTACACCAAAAAAGAAAAGCCTAAAAAGGAGACTGATCCAAACGTGGTTTATAAAAAGAATCTGGAATTGCAAAGAAAATATGAGGATGCTGTTTTGTCTTTGGAAAAAGATTCATTTGAGAAGAGAAGAAAGGAAATTCTTTATAATTACCAACGCCAAAGTCAGGATTTACAATTTCAGCTAAAAACTGAAAAAGATTTAACTGAGGTGGGTAAGAAAGCTATCAGATCTAGCATTTTACTTTTGGGACAACAACAAACCCAAGATATGGAAAAGCTTGAGAATGATAGAAATATTTCCTTGTTAGAGCAGCAAAAAACAGGAATTCAATTAAGATTAGATGCTGTAAAAAAAGGAACTGAGGAAGAATATAATTTACGTGTTGAGTTATTAGAAAAAGAAAGGCAATTGGAATTGGCTCAGAATAAAGCAAAGCCAGTATCAGAACAAAAAACCGAAGAGAGTATAAATTCTAAATATTCATTTAACAAAAGTGCTATCGATGATGAGTTTTTACAATTAGCATTAGTTAGATATGACCATTTACAGGCAATGGAGCAATCCGAATTTGATTTGCTTTACAATTCAGAAGCTAGAAAAACTAAATTTAGATTAGAACAGGAGAAAAAAAGATTGCAAAAGATTTTAGCTTTAAACTCTTTAATGGGGAATAAATTATCTGATGTAGAGGTGACAACTATTAAAAAAACTATATCTAAAATTGACAAAGAAATTTCGGAAGGTACAAAGGGTAAAAAGGATATTTATGAAATGGTTGGACTTAATATGGATGATGATGCAAAAGCGGCTATAGACCAGAGTACTTCATTTGCTTTAGATCAAATTAGGAGCATTTTAGATTCTAAGGTTCAAGCGGCTGAAATAGCGGTAACGGCTGCAGATAAAGAGGTTGATAGCGCTCAAAAAATATTGGATTCTGAAATGGAGGCTAGAGCTAATGGTTATGCTAATAATGTGGTAATGGCTCAAAAAGAATTAGATGCTGCTAAAAAGAATCAAGAAAAAGCTAATAAAGAGAAAGAGAAGGCGGTTAAGCAGCAACAAATGTTGGATACTATCACACAAGCTTCATCATTGATTACTGCATCAGCGAATATCTGGTCTTCATTATCGGCAATACCTATTGTGGGAACCGCTTTAGCAATTGCGGCTATCGGTTTAATGTGGGGGTCTTTTGCAGCTTCAAAGATAAAAGCTAGATCTGTCACCAAAGCGGCTGGATCTGAAAGCTACGGAGATGGTACAGTTGAGTTGTTAGGAGGTGGTTCCCATCAGTCCGGAAATGATGTTGATTTAGGAGAAAAAGCAGATGGGACAAAAAGACGCGCTGAGGGAGGAGAATTTTTTGCGGTTATTAATAAAAGAAATTCCAGAAAATATAGAAGAGTTATTCCAGATGTGATAAAATCATTCAATAATGGATCGTTTGCTCAAAAGTATTTAGGGGCTTATGATGGCGCTAAAAACATCTCGGTGAACGTGGATCAAGGGGGTAACGATTTCAGTCAAATAAAGGAAGATGTGAGCGAAATAAGGAGCCGTAAGAGATATATCACGGATGGCAATGGTAACACAGTTGAAATTTATAAAAACCTTAAAAGAACAATTAAAAGATGAAATTAAGATTTTACATATACTTAAACGAGGATGAAGATAATAAAAGACGTGTTTATCCAAATTATAAAGATGATGTATCGCTAGATACTGAGCTTGAAACAAATCAAAAGTTTTACCGGGATAAAATTTCCGGTAAAATTTCATTTTTAAACAAGCCAACAAAAGATTTTGATTTTATAATGTCGCAAAATTTTGACACTCAATATAATTTAGTTATTGAAAAATCAGATGATTACGGCAAAACATGGGAGCTTGAAAACACTTCAAAATTTTTCCAGACTGATTGCACTATCAATTTCGATGATCAAAAAATAGAATTACAGCCGGATGCTTTTGACGAGTATACGGAAGTGATGG